TTTCCCAAGCTGTTGGGTGCGGAACTGTACCGCCCCCACCCGGCTTATGTCGTGGAGATGGCTTGCGAGCCCGTCGTAGTCCACGACTTCACCAAGCAGCCTGGTCAAACCGTGCAGTTGGATCGTTACCGCTTCTTCGGTAACCCCGGCACCAAGACCAGCCGCGAGCGTACCCAAGACCAAACGATCGGAACTGCTAATAGCCGTTCTATCGTGAAGGACAAGGTGCTTGTGTCTCTCCGCGAGTACACCGGCCCTGCCGATCCGAACAACACCAACCTCCCGAGCACCTTCAAGATTGCTCGCGAGACCCTGATGACCGCTCAGCGTCTTCTGCTGGACACCGGGAACCTCAACATGTTCCACCAGTCCATCGGTTCGCTGACCCTGCTGGACGACTATCGTCGTTGGCGCGATCGGGTGTTCCTGGACGAACTCTTCAAGTCTGAGTCTCGTGGTCAGGCAAGCGATACCCAAGGTGGTTTCTACTATCCCAACGGCAAAGGTAAAACTGGTGTCGTCGTTGACACCTACACCGCTGCTGAATTCGCTGCTGAGCGCTATAAGTTCAACGTCAAGACCGACCTCCTCGAGGTTGTCAAGAGCCTGCGTAAGCGTAACGTCCCTGTTTTCCAGGACGGCTACTACCGTTGTATCGCTGATCCCTCCTTCATGAAGGATCTGCGTGCTGATCAAGGCTTCCGCGAGGTTGCTCGTTACCCCGGCATGGGCGCACCCAACCCTCTGATGGGTATGGCTTCCCCCAACGCCTCTCTGTACCAAGGTGGCCAGTACGGCCAAGCCCAGTTTGTGGCTGGCGAACCTGTGATGCCTTCCGGCTTTGTGTTTGAAGGTGTTCGCTTCTTCGAGACCACCAACATGCCCAGCAAGACCGCAACTGTCAACTACGGCGACGGTGCTGGTGCTGTCACTGGTCGTTCAACTCCTCCCGGACTGTTCTTCGGTCCTCAGGCAGTTGGCGTTGGTATTGGTGGCCCGAACGCTCAAGTTCTCATCAACAACAACGACGACTTCAGCCGCTTCATCATCCTCATTTGGCAGCTGTATGCAGGTTTCGCGAACCTGAATAAGGACTTCGTGACTACTGCCTTTACCATCGTCGATCCTTGAGGAGGTATAACTAAATGGCATCTTACACTGAAGAAAAGGGCGCTATTCTGCACCCTGGAAATCAAATTAACCGCCTGTCCTCCTATAACACCGAAGGTGTTTATGGTTGGCCCGGCGTCGAGGCTTACGAGCTTATTGGTTACGCCAAAATTACCAATAAGTCCGGCACCAAAGCCGACTTCAAAACCCTGGATCTGATTGTCCCTTCTCCCGATCGTCGTCCTGATGATCGTGTGCGCGATGATCGTACTTCCTTGGTTGTCCAAGCAAGCACTGACCGTCCTGCTTACATCTATGGCGTTACCCTCGCCATTGGTCAAGACAGCCCCAGCGCCGGTGAGCCTTCTTACCCCGCTTCTCCCCTGACCGCCGACCTGCAGGGCACCAACACCGAAGTTCTTTGCTTAGGTGGTGGCGCAACCGCTCCTGGTATTCCTGCCACTGGCGTTCTGACCGGTCTGCGTGCAGCTGGCGCTAGCCTGACCATCGGTGCTTCTGGCATCGCTGCAGGCACCAGTGCAGTTTCCGCCGGTAAGGCTCCGTTCCTCACCAGCATCACCAATGCAGGTGCTACCTACACCGGTAGTGACTTTGCTGACGCCCTGATGTTCGAGACCACGTCTGATCTGACGTTCAAGGTCTTTAACATGAATGCCACGGCTAACACCGGTGCTGCTAACGGCGACGGCGTGTTCATCTCCGACGCTGACGCTGATGCTGGCAAAGCTGCCTACATCATCGCTCGTGTTAACTACCTGCGTCCCGCAGCTGCAGCATCCTTCAATGACATTGTTGGCATGCTGGACTTCGCCTCTCAAGTGGGCGGTAGCGACAGCTGATTTTTTGTTACCTCTTTTATACGGCGGGTCGCTACGACCCGCTTTTTTATTGCCTGTAAGTATTTACTTTGGTAGGCTATATCAGTAATTAAAGGTAGTCATGCTCTATCAAAACCGTATCACAGGAGGATTAGTTGAGGTCGTCTCTCAGCATGGAGAAGGCATCCTTATGTGTTTAGATGCAAATGAAGAAGTAATTTATATCGACGAGGATGATCTTACTCCGCACCTCGATGCAACCATGGAGCAAGAGCGCAATGAAACACGCCTGACAGAATCTTTGGCTGCAGAGGGTGTAAAGCCAGCCAAACCTTCCAAGAAAGAGACCTTTCCAATTGATACTCGTGTAAACATTAATCTTGCCTCAGCACGTCAGATTGCAGATGCTCTTCCAGGAGTTGGGTTGAAGACCGCACGCGATATTAAAGACTTGCAACTCACCCTTCCCGGTGAGCGTTTCTCACGCCTTGAGCAACTCAAAGGAGTAAAGCGTGTGGATTGGGAAGAAATTTTCAAAGAGAATCTTGTCCGCGTTGAGTGATTATTGGCGCGTGTTAACCTGTTATTGGTGCATATAGTCTTTGCACGCTAATGCGAAGGTGAGCATTAATGAAGCTTGATACTTTCCTAAAGTCAAAAGTACGCTGGCATTTGGGGTACAACACTACGTCGATTCCTGCTGGCGATTTGGCACGATTGGAAGAGGCTTTGGATAACGTACCAGATTCGTTCTGGTATTCCAAGATTGTCGAACAGGTTGAGCGGTGCGACGAGGCTGAAAAGCGCACCGATATGACCGGCACTATGAATAACTCAACCGTTCCACGGGGGCGAGTTGAGTCGATCGCTGGTGACGTTGATCGTACTATTGCAACCACGGACTTCAAGGAGACGTTGAAGACGTGGACGCAAATTTATATGTACGAGACTGATCGTTTGGCGTTGCATTTATATGTACCTAATTACAGAAATCCTGAGCAAGCTCGTTACAGGTTTAACAGGGAGGGTGCGGAATTTATCCAGGCTCTTCCTGGTCCTGCTGATGTTGCTGTCGGCACCCGCCTCTTTCTCGAAACCAACCACAGATAACATGGCTAAACAGATAACTCGATCTCAGCTTGCCGGGCTTCTTAGACAGGAAGGGTTTTCAGAGGATGTAATTCCTACTTTTATCGCGATCAGTCAAGCCGAATCTGGCTTAAACCCGCGTGCCTTGAATCCCGACACAAGCACAGGAGACTATTCTCTCGGGCTTTTTCAGATCAACATGCTCGGTAAAATGGGCGAAGAGCGCCGCCGACAATTTGGTCTGAAAGCAAATGAGGAGTTGTATGACCCGAGGACAAATGTACGAGCAGCAAAAGCAATTTACGATTCGCAGGGACTAGGGGCTTGGTCCGTCACTCGGGGCGAAAACCCAATTTACGAACAGTATTTGCCAGAGGCTCAGAAAGTGGCAGGATCTACTTCTTCTATGCCACAGCCGACTGCACCTCCTCCGGTGGATAGCAAACCTACTGATAAATCAACTGTAAAAAATAATGCGGAGTTTTTAAAAAGCTATATCGGCGGTGGTTTAGGAGCTACCCGTGCTCTTGCACCACCAGCTGCTCCCAAATCTATAAATGTGTTGGGATTACTCCAGGGTGCCTTCAAAGCCCCTGAATTGATGGACTGATGAGATTTGCAGCGATACCTGGTTACAGTCAATCGTTTCCTGTCACGTACAGGAATATGTATAACGATTATCAGCTTCTGACAGCGGGCTTTAGTGATCCGTTCAATATGAAACGATCAGAAAAACATACACCATGTGATTTAGTCGTTTCGTATACAGGTGAAAACGATCCGCGCTATCAGTTAAACAATCCTGCATACATGAGAGAAGTTACTCGCTCGTATGCTGACTCCATGCCAGGTGTTGTCGTTAACAAACAACCGGTACAGGCAACATGGTGAAGCCAACTACACGTGCTGGTTACATGACAGGTTTGAGGAGAAAGGACATTCCTTCTGAACCTGCCCTCGACACCAATGAAGCCCTGCTTGCAAGAGGATTTGATCCAGGTGTTGAATCTTTTGCAGATATCCGCTCCCCTTCGGCGAGAGGTAGAGGTCGGATGGCAGGAGATGTGTTGCCGCTAGACTTATTAGAGCCAGGTGAACAACCTGTCCCTTATGCAACAGGAAACATACTACGCCAAGGCTTGCGTGGTACGCCTCCTTCCCCTCCTAATCTGAACCTGCTAACAAGATAATGGGACAAGCTAAAGAACAGTTGGGCGGACTGCCCATGCCTGATGAGGTCATGGGAGATTCCTCAGTCAAAGTGGAGCGCATGGCAGGCAGTGTTTTTGGTGCTGACAAACCTTCTGGTTTAGAAGACCAGGCACGTTCTAAGTATTCCAGCAGTTCGCCTTCAAAATTATCTCGCTCAAAATATTTATCTGAAGGCGGGGGACAAAGTTTCGGTTCTTAATTATGTCAAAAAACAAAATGCCACCCGAGCTTCTCGCTCATTTCAAAAAAAAGAAAGAAGAGAAAGAGGGTAAAGGTGAAGAGAAGATGACTGACAAGGAGAAGCGTAAGGATGCTTTGAAGAAAGCAAGATCACGCATGGAGAAGAAGGACAAAAAAGAAGATTGATCTGATACCGCTATAATACATTTAAAGAAACCCGCTGAGAAGAAGTGTCAAGCAGTAGTTCTAATAAACAGCCGTTGATGGTCGATCGTCCGGCAACGACGTCCACTTTGCTGACGGTTGCTTCTGGTCAGGCGTTCAGCACTAGCCTGATTCCAACTGCTGTTGGTAACGCAACTAAGATTTTTGATGCTGACTCAGGGCAGACCGACACTTCAATTTCGGGCGCTTACATCGACGAAATCTTTCTGCGCTACAGCAAGCGCACAATCGAAAAGATTGATGCACAGACCGCTACGACTGGTACTTACTCTGCAAACGGCACAACAATTACAGTAACTATCAGCGCTGGTCATAATCTTCAGGTTGGGCAGAAGACCTATTTAGATATTACGAGCCGCAGTTCAGGGACGGACCCTATTGATTTGGAAGCAACAGTGTTGACTGTTACTCCAACTACATTCACAGCAGCCATTCCGAGCATAAGTGGCACCATTACTGGTAATGTTGATGTGTCTCTTCCCATCGACATCTGTTTCTATTTAGTCAATGTTGGTACGGTCAGTAATACAAACCAATTTTTCCCTTTATTTGTTTCAAGCGTCGAAGCGGTAAAGGATAATCTTTCTTATAGTCTCACCATCAATAGAGATTTACCATTAATTAACCACCCAACTGTTCAAGCGGGTGCAAATTTTGACGGTGCTAACAGCCAGATTGCGCCAAAACAGCGTGGTTTGATGCTGCGCCGTGGTCAAGCTCTCTACGCAGCTGTCAGTGGTTCCACTGCACTCACAAATGGCTTCTATGTAGGCGTGCAAGGCGGCTTCTATTGATTAAAAACCATGCCTTTTGGACTAAACAAGTTCAAAAGCTCGTCATCAGGGCCTTTTGACCGCAATCAAGACAAGAATTTTACTAAATTAACGTCTTTTCAGGGGCCAAATCGCCGCGCAGCGGCTCCTAACCCTTTTGACATCACAAGAAACCCTGAAGAAAGCAGCGAAATCAGGTTTTATAACCAAGATTCTCTTTGGTCGCGTTGGAGAAGAGGTTTTGAGCTGTATTCTGTTACTCAAAGCACTTTAGGCTCTACTTTTCAAGAGCGTAAGTCGCGTGGCGACTACCGACTTTACTTTTCGTTCCAACAATTTCCTGGTATCTTTGTACCGGCACGTTTATTTACATATCCCTCAGCAAGTAATGAGATTGGCGAACAATTAGTAGGAATGCGTGACACAAACGCATTCTCTTTTTACGATATAGGCATTCCAATTGAGGAGGTACGCTATTTATCTGATGCAGTTACCGCAACATACAGTCAAGCAGGTACAACGATCACTGTCACTAAATCAGATCATAACTATTTTATCGGTGATCAGATTTATCTCGACTTTACGACCGGTGGCGCGACAGATGCAACATTAACAATCACTGCTCGAACACAAAACACATTTACGCTGACAGCAGCAACATCTGCTACTACAAGTGGCAATGTGACTTACTATTTGTCTGCAGCATTTACAGATCCAAGATGGAGTGCCGCACGAGTTAAGCTTCGTGAGCTCCCTGAACAGGTAGGTTTGTTAAAAGATGAGCGTATGACAGACAGGGTCATTGAACGTGATCCTGGTATAAGTGCCACGTACTCGCGATCGTTTTCGACAGTAACTGTCACGACCAGCTCAGCGCACGGTCTGGCTACTGGAAACAAAGTTTTTCTTGATGTTTCTACAGGTGTTGTGGCGTCCGGTAGATATTCGATTACCGTCACAGGCTCTACAACCTTTTCATTTTTAACGATAACAAGCGGTACCACAACAGGAAACGCAAAGGTAAATAGACTAATTCGAGGGTTCGATTACACCGATTATGTTGGCTTTACCGTCACAGGTTCGGATGCAACCACGAAAGAAATCATTTTTCAACGCAAGGATAGCTACGGAGCGAAAACCGTAGCTGGCAACACAGCAACTGTTGTTCCAGCACATCGTGGTTTTCAAGTTGGTCGTTTTCTTACTACAGAATTGAGATGGCAGTGTAGCTGTCAAGACTATACAAAGAGGAGGGGTTACAATCTATTTGAAGATAGAACTAAGAAGAAGTTTCCAGTAACTCCTGTCGAAAATTTACGTCCAGGTCAGACTTTGAGTAAGGACAATAGTCTTAGTAACACGAGGGATAATCCTGGTGTTTTCGAGGACTTTGGCTATACGACGGTGAATAATTTTTATCAAATACCTGAGTATGAAGAAAAAGCAGAGTTTTCATCTCAAAATTTGATGTACTATCAACCCCGTTGGTGCAAACACATTTACGCATCGATGTGGGCATTAATTCACGACGAGGGTGGGCAGCCAATCGCCCTAGCTGCTTCTTATACGCAATCAGGTCCAAATATAACAATTAGTGCAATCGATCATGGTCTTGAACAGAATCAACGTGTAAAAATTACCTTTACCAGTGGTTCTGCTTTAGACGGTGATTATGTTATATCTTCAGTACCAGATTCGAACACTTTCACTATTGTTTATCCTTTCAGTGATACGGCATCAGGCTATTGCGATGTGTCTAACTTGCAGCCCCATGAATATGTAGGGACTTGGCTTCTTGAACCCAGTGATCAACCTGTCGGCAAAGGTCTTGAAACTTTCTATAGGAATTTCGAGAAAGAGGTAGTCAAGTTGAAGGAGGCCGCTGAAAAGTATGTACTTGACAGGCAATTCTTCGGATGGGCTGGGACGCAAAACATTGTTGGTCAAAGAAATAATCCCGAAGATGTTGCAGATTTTAGGCCTTCTGCCGCGTCGATGTTGTTGACGGATGACATCAAAAGAGATGCACAAGGTCTGCTTGATAGGGCCGGCACGGTATTCAACACCACAAGCAGGTTCGCACAGCTAGTCAACAAGCTTTTTAACCTACAGCCCCAAGTAATTGAAAATGCGAAATTTGGCCTTATCGATCAGCCTTTGAGTGAGTACACGGATGAGTTCGAGCAAGGATTTGTAGAAGGAGGTGAGTACAAAAGCGGTCTACCTTTAGAGGCATCTGCAACTGTCGTGCAGATAGAAGGCAGCACCTATAGTCCATTGACTGACCAAGATAGAATAATTGATGCCGGGCTCTATATAAACACGTAAATGTCCGTCCAGATTCTATCCAGAAGGTCTTCCGTCTTAAAAGATCGTCCATTTCCAGTGCGTTTAGGCGACGGTGAGTTGGCCATTAACTTCAACGCAGTCGAGCCTGGATTATTTTTTAAAGATGATGATGCAGGCCTGATTAAGGCAGGACCAACACATGTTGGAGCAACAGCACCAAACGCTTCTGGTGTAGGCTTCACATCAAATAGCTTGGGCGAATCGTGGCTCGACACTACGAGCACACATGTACTTAAGATTTACGATGGTACGGCTTTTCGTACAGCGAAGGCGGTTGTATCACGCAGTGCAGGACAACCTTCAAATCCAGTAGACGGACAGCTTCACTATGATTCGACTGCTTCTAATTTATTGATGTATGACGCTACGGCAGCTGCGTGGGTGACGATCTAACTTTTAAGAAGATGATCAAGTATGCGATCAAGCTTCGTATGAACTGATTCTATTTCACGCAAAAAATCTTCTTTTAAAACATACTCGCGAGTCACTCTGTCCTGTAAGTCGTCGATCTCGTCTTGAATTCTTTCGAAGCGGTGCTCAATTTTTTTATTGAAATTATTTAGGGCACGCGAAAGCCCGGTGAATGCACCAATACCTCCTGTAATCACAGCAGTAATCACCTCTGGCGACATAACACTTGTCCTATAAAGTCATTCTAAAGTATGCAACAATTTAGAATAAGTGAAACGATGTAAGTGTATATGTCTAGGTACGAGCCAAACATCGGAGGCGCTGTCGATATCTTGGTTGATATCATGGTTGCTAATGGATTTACATTGACACGTCAGCCGTACGATCACAATTATGTTGGCTTAGTCGAGGCTCTTATTGATTTAAAAGACGGTTTTCCTACCTTTGCACCGGAACGTGTTGGTTTCGACGCAACTACTTTCGAGGCCGTGGCTGATGGTGATGCTCTTTATATGCGTTCGTCTGACGGCAAAGTAGGTAAAGCACAGGCTGACGGGTCATTAGACGAAGCTGTCGTCGTAGGATTTGCAGATGATGATGCTGCAATTAATGCAACAGTAAAAGTTTTAGTAGCTGGTCTTTTGGATTATCCCAGCGCAATCGATCCTGGCGATGTTTACTTCTTATCAACCACAGCAGGGGAGATAAGCTTAACAGCTCCTTCTACAGCAGGTCAGTATGTCACAAGGGTCGGAGAAGGTGCCACTACAACAGAGTTTTCAATTCAAATCGAGCCTCCTATCTTATTGTCCTAATGTCAGGTACAACCGATCATCAGCCTTATGCACCTAATCAGGAAGGTGTCAATGGTGTCCTTTTAGACCTTAAAACCACCATGGCCGGTAGAACTGTTTACGCAGTGGCTGGGTTTGGTGCATTGGCTTTTGAGAATGTAACGCAAGGAGCTGCTTTATATGCAAGGGCATCCGACGGTAAGGTGGGCTTGGCAAACGCCTCTGGAACAAGGGATGAGGCAACAGTTGTTGGTTTTGCACAAACCGCGAAGAACGCAGGTGAAGAGGTCCGTTGTTTAGTTGTAGGGATTTTGGCACTATCCGGTCTTGATGCAGGGGAGCCTATGTTTCTGGCCACTAGCGATGGAGCTATTACGAAGACACCTCCAACAACAAATGGACACTTTGTTGTGCGTGTCGGTGAAGCAGCTACGACTGCAAATTTAGCGATACAGATTGAGCCACCTATTTTGCTTAGCTAGCATTTTTACTGCTGCTAAGATAAAAAGAATGAACAGCTATTGGCTTCTAACAGTTAGCTGCTAGGAAATCAAAGATGGCAACAAGACAGGCAATTATCCTAAATTCAGGTTTCTTCGAGGAGTTAAATACCTCCTCAGATAAGCTTGATTTAGCGGGCAATGATACTGATGATCTAAGTGAAGGTTCTAGTAATCAGTACTTCACAAATGCTCGCGCAAGAAGTGCGATTTCTCTTTCGACGGTAAGCCCGTCTCCGGCCACTGGTTTAGGCAGCCTTACATATAACTCCACCTCAGGCGCATTCGAGTTTACTCAAGTTACCGATGCAAACGTAAGAGGTTTACTCTCAGCAACAAGCGCCTCTGGTATTACCTATACATCTTCTACAGGTGTGTTCGCATTATCGAGCATCCCAAACAGCTCGCTGAGTAACAGCAGTATTAGCTTTGAAGACGCTCGTGGAGTCACTACTGCTGTTTCTCTCGGTGGTTCTTACGAGGTCAAGGAAGCACAGAATGTTGTCGAGCTTGTTCGTAATGAATCAGGTTCAACTCTTGCGAAGGGAACTCCCGTTGCGATTATAGGTTTTGATAGCGGGAGCGGACGTCCTCTAGTTGCTCCTGCAGATGCTGATAACGCTGCAAGGATGCCGTGCATCGGTTTGGTTGCAGAGCAAATCACCAACAACGCGAATGGTGCTGTTATCTCAACAGGTGTATCGACAGGCTTCGACACAAGCTCGTTCACCGCTGGAGATACCGTCTTCATCGGAACCACAGCGGGTTCTTTAGTGACTACGGCACCAACTGGCGAGTCAAGTCAAATCCAGAACATTGGTAAGGTAACAGTCTCCGCTAGTAATGGTCGGATCCTCGTTTTAGGTCCAGGCCGTTCTAACGCAACGCCTAACCTGGACGATGGCAAGATCTTTATCGGTAACGCCAGTAATCAGGCGGTCACCGACACTCTCGACACCAGTATTGTTCCTGAAGACGGCAACCTTTACTTTACCGATGCGCGTGCTCGCAGCGCTATTAGTGTTACTGATTCTGGTGGTGATGGCTCTTTAAGTTACAGCTCGAGCACTGGTGTTATCACCTACACCGGTCCTAGTGCAAGTGAAGTTCGTGCTCACTTTAGTATTGCTGCCGGATCCGGACTGACGTACAACAGCGGTACTGGTGAGTTTGGCACTAGCGCCATTCCAAACGGTCAGCTTGCAAATAGTTCAGTGACCGTAGGCTCTACTGCCATTGCTCTTGGCAGTTCTGCAACAACAATCACAGGTCTCACTTCGGTCACAACCACCGGTTTAATTGTCGACGATCAAACCAGTGGTTTGGCTATTCGTGATGCAGGCGATGCCACCAGAATTGCTCGGTTCGACAGCGGCACAATCGCCACGGGCACCACACGTACTTTTACCTTTCCCGATGAAAACGGGACTTTACTTACATCAGCATCAACGCTCCCCGGCGGTGGTTTTATAGATAACACATTTAGAATCAGTGATAATGGGGATAACAGTAAAAAGTTAGCCTTCGAGTGCTCGGGGATTACCACTTCGACAACGAGGACAATGACAATTCCTGATGCTAATGGGACAATTTCCACCGAAAGCTTCGCTACCGCGATTGCAGTTGCATTAGGATAGAACTATGGCAACCCAAGTACAATTTCGTAGAGGTACAACCTCCCAAACATCAGGTTTTACCGGAGCTATAGGTGAAGTTACGGTCAACACTGATCTAAATACAACTGTAGTTCACGATGGATCTACTGCCGGTGGTTTTCCTTTACTTAGAGCTGACGGCACCAACACGGAATTATCCGCTGGCTCGCTCACTAGCTGTGCTTTAAAGTTTGCATCAGACCCAAACACCGGGATCATTAGTGGTGGACCTGATCAAATCAGCCTTGTGACCGGTGGAGTTGCTAGACTTACAATAGACTCATCAGGCTCAATTGCTATCCCAGGAAACGTAACGGTTTCGGGTGATCTAACTGTCACCGGGGTTATCAATTCAACAGAAAACCTTGCACTAATTGTGGCTTTAGGCTGATATGGCAAACACTTTTAAAATTGAAACCAAGGCAGACCTTGTCACCTCAGCTATTTCGAATACTGCAACAAACGTGTTGAGTGCGGGTGCATCTGCGACACACGTTCTTTTGAGTATTCTGGTTTCGAATAAGACTGGTACTTCTGCAGATGTCGATATTTACTTAGTCACTAACACTGGTGACGATGTTTACTTGATTAGAAATGCACCAGTGCCCGGTGGCGGTTCATTAGAAATTATTTCAGGCTCCAAGATTATCATGGAATCCAGTGATGTTCTTAGAGCACGTGCTGATACTGCATCGACTTTAGATATGTCTGTCAGCTACCTTGAGCAAACCTAAGGAGGTAATCGATAATGGCATTGACTGATATTGATGCACAGCGGCTTGGTGATAGCGTTGGCGACAAGCTTGGCAATAGAAACCTGATCATCAACGGTGCGATGCAGGTGGCTCAACGGGGGACGAGTAGTGCAAGTAGTGGTTATCAAACTGTTGATCGCTTCAAAACCTTAGCGACAACTATTGTTTGCACACAAAGCCAACAATCGTTGACTTCTGGTGATCCTTACGATGCAGGATTTAGATACTTTTATCGACAAAACAATGACACCACCAGCACCGCCGCTGGTGCCCGACATTTAGTACAGACAATCTTTGAAGCGCAAGATATTTCTGGATCTGGTTGGGACTACACGTCAGCATCTAGCTATGTGACTTTGTCTTTTTGGGCAAGATCAAGCGTTGCTCAGACTTTTTACGGTCAAATCAAAACTGAAGACGGGACAGCACAGAATTACCCATTTAGCTTTGCTTTATCTGCAAGCACTTGGACGAAGGTTACCAAACAAATTCCAGGCAATGCAAATCTTCAGTTTGATAATAATAATGCCGCTGGGTTGGAAATAGATATTGTCCAATTTTATGGGACAAATTTTACTGACTCAGGTGTGAGCGTTGACGCTTGGGCGGCTTATGCCTCAGGGAGTAGAACACCCGACAACACATCAACTTGGGCGAACACAACTAATGCGACGTTTGACATCACTGGCGTTCAGCTAGAAGTTGGCAACACCGCTACACCGTTTGAGCACAGAAGCTTTAGCGATGAGCTTGCTAGGTGTCAGCGGTATTATCAAAGACCAAGAGTTATTTTCTACGGCCATGTGCCTTCTGTTAATGATAATGCCTCTGCAAACTGTCCAATGTTTGCGGAAATGCGAGCTGATCCCACAGCATCATTAGTTACTGCACATACGACAACCAACATCAGCTCCACCTATCCTCCTGCAACAGCAGGTGTATTGAAAAACGGCTGGATTGTGCGTGTCGTCGTGGACAGTACAAATGTGGCTTGGTATTCAGCCACTTGGCAACTAGATGCTGAACTTTGATTATGTACAAGCTCACTATTTTTGGCCTAATCCAACGTCTTGCTGATGACGCTTTCATCCCGCAAGATTCCGCTAACAGCGATTACCAGGAGTACCTTGAGTGGGTCGCTGAGGGCAACACTCCTCAACCTCCCGATCAACCGGACGCTTGGGTAGCAATTCGCCAAAAACGTGATCAACTCATCCGCGACTCCGACTGGACAATGATCCCTGGTGCCACTGTAGACCAGGCTCAGTGGACTGCGTACCGTCAAGTCTTGCGTGACCTCCCGCAAACTTATGAAAATGCGGAAGATGTCGTATGGCCCACTGTTCCTTCTACATCAGGTCCT